ACCCGTGACAAGGGTGTTAGCTTCCGCATCCACGGTTACGGGTGCGGCAATGCCGTTTGCGGCTACGCCATCAACAGAAACAATGGTTAGGTCAGTACCCCAAGCCGTCTGGCCCCAAGCACCGGAACCCCAACCAATGTATTCTACTGAAGACGCCATACAGACACCTTACGGGGTAGCAATACGTACGATAGCGTTCGTAGCGTCTGCTGTTGGGAACTGAACTTGAAAGTCACCCGCCGTAGAAGTTTTGTCTGCACCGAAATCTAACACAGCAACGGCAGGGTTAGTACCGCCCACTTTGTAGATCAACGCGCCACGAGCTGTGATTGTAGCGTCAGTCCACGTAGTATCTGCGAAGTCTAAGAACGCTGTAGTGCCTGAAGAGGCTGGGTTAGCTGCGATAGTAAGAGTGTTACCTCCTGCCGAGTAGCCCGTACCTGACACCTCGTTCGTGACGCTGTACGCCGTCGTAGCGGCACTTAAATCCGCTGCACTTGTGTACAACGCGATCTTGAATGTCTGTGTCGTATCTGCACTGAAATCCATCTCGCCGTCGAGTAGAGCGACTTTGAAGGATGTGCACATTGCTTGAGTAATTGCCATTTTGGCCTCCTTAACTTACTGGGACTCGGAACTGGCCCGAGCGGTATGCGTCTTCTCGTAGTTTACCATCTCCAAGCCCCTTGAGTAGGGTAATAGCTTGTAGATACATTTTCTCGTACATCGCAACGATGTCAGGTTCACCCTTCATAAAGCGGATAGCTTCAATTAGCGCACCATTGAGTAGAGCAGAATCAAACTCGTCCCCAAGCCATGTAGTGCCAGCAGTAACGATTGATTGAGGATAATATCCATAATGAAGCTCCGAACTGTACGAGGAATCTGGGGTAGGCCCAACGATAAACGTGTCATCGTCAAAGTATGCGTAATGCTTTGGTCGCCCTGTATCTGTAGGATTAGGATAGGCTTCTCGCATAAAGTTGACATCTTTGTTTAACAAGAAATGATACACACCATTTCCGTCAATAACGGCCAACGAGTAAGACCACAGGAAGTCAGAAGGCGTAGACAGGTACTTGTTACTAGCTGTTAGCGTACCCGTCACGTTCTTACGCAGTGCAGGTATCTGCACCGTGTTATATATTTTCTGTTCAGCCTGCTGCGTAAACATAGCGAGCTGATCTTCTGTGAAAGAGTTCTCACAGATGTCTTCGATATTAGTTTTCAGCTCGGTATAGTTCATAGCTTACCCCATCGGCCCACGGGCCATAAGACCTTTTGTAGCTGCGCCTGTACCACGAACTTTAATGCCCGTAGTCTTAACACCCTTCATACTGGGTTTCGGTGCGTGGCCGCACGGCTGAACGCCTTTGGCCTTGATGACCTTGGGTTCCTTCATATCAAAAACTTTCATATCATTACTCCTATGATGTAGTTACCGTAACTTGGCCTATAACTCCAGTACCTACTAACGTGTTAGGTGAAAGGCCAAATGGATCGTTGCCGCCACCTACGGGGTTCCAACCCCATTGGATACCACGGCTGCTAAAGTCTCCAGAAGGACCAAGGCTTTGGTCTGGACGCGGGTTCCGTATAGCTTGCGGATCGTTAACTGGATATTCCCCGAGACGTAACTGTGGTTGGTCGGGATTCCAGCATTCGGGGCAAGCCTTTACGTTCGTATCTCTGCCCTTAACAAAAAGGTTACGTAGTTCCCGTAACTTGTACTGGAATCCACACACATCGCAGAGCGCGATAACCTTTTGAGAAGATGCAAACTGATTACTCATCAACGAATCCTAGCTATTCTAGGGACAAATCGTTCGGCTGTCTTCTCTCGGTCTTCTCCTGCAGCAAGTTCATACTGCTCGTCGTACACAGCTTTTAGCATAGGAATACGATCCACCAATTCAGGAACCTTCATGGCGATATGGTACGCCAGACCTGCAACGAGGCAGGGGAAAAACCGAAAATTCATATCCGCGGTCTGTACGCCGGACCCAGCGTCTTCCACACGGCGCATACGCCAATAGTACAGCACATAGTCATTGTTGTTCGGCACAGGCCATACATTTACATGCGGCGCGTCTCTCAACCGCTCTACATACAACTGTATAGGGCGACCTTGTGATAACTTGTTAGGTATAGTCGCGTACGTGCTTACACTGATTCGGCTTATAGTAAGGTCGGCTTGTGTACTCGCGTTACCATTGTTGGTACGTATTTGGTGTTCAAGCAGATCAATAGTATCGGCTGGTAAAGCGTACCTAGACGTACCGGATACTAAGTTAATTGTACCCGAATCAATCGTCCACATGTTAATACCGCGGTTTTGCCACTCGATTGTCATCAAGTTCATGGACCGTCTAGCGGTGCGGAGATCATACCCAGACCGCATCTCACGGCCCGCGCGTTCCCATGCTTCTTCCGCGATCTCCGTGAAGTCCATATTAAACGCTGTGGTGCCTGATGTTGTCATTTCTTAGTCTTCCGTTTTGCAGGGGAGACCCGCCGTGGTTTACCTGCAGGTTGTCCAAGTCGTTTTTTCTCGGTGATTTTCTTGCGTTTTTCAGACGCTGTCATCTCGCCGCTTGTCTTAGGCGTTTTACTGGACACTTTCTTTGTTGGTCTACAGTAGGGTGTGCCTCGCTTTTCGCCTTCCTTACGTCCGCAAGCCTTACCAGTACGCACATCTTTCCAGTCCTCTTTGAACCAGCGTTTGAGTGCCGCGCCTTTTGCTGTCTTGCGAACCGCCATTATTTTTTACCCGCGGGTTTACGCTTACGATCTACCACGATCTTACCGCCGACCTCACGAACTTTCATTCCTGCGGCCTCTGTTTGCGCCTTCAACTGCGCATATTTTTCCGCTGCGGTGAGTCGCTTAACAGCCATGTCTACTTACCACCCTTTTTCCTGCACTTGGCAATAGCGCCACTCGCGTACGCACTCGGGAAAACTTTGTACTGTGCTTTCACCTTGCGGTAGCAAGAATCCTTGACTGTACCGCCCTTCTTGTAACCTTTGCTACAAGAAGAACAGCCACAGCTCTCAGATTTGTAATACCTACGCATCAGCGCATCTTACAAACTTTGCCGCCACGAGCCATGCCGTAGCCGCGGATTTTACCGCCTTTTTTCATTTTGGGCATCAACTCCCCCCGCGCGGCTCTTTCGTTCATGTTGATATTGTCAGGGCTACGAGTGCTACCCTCTTCTACCATAGGAGCCATATTTTTAGGACGTGCTTTAGGGCGCATCTTCTTCATATCGGCCATTTTTTCCATATCTTTTGGGCGCATTTTGGGGCGTGGAGAGGTCATAACGCCCATTCCGGCTTGATATTTTTTCATCTTACGATTCCCTTGTAATTGTGTTTTCATCTGTGTACGCCCTATAGCCATCTAACAATTCCACTTCCGCAAGCTCTTGTTGATACGACTATCGGGATCATTTGCAGTTTTTGCGCTTGTATTGCGCTTCTTCATACCCTGCATACGGGCGCAAAAGGACTTTCGACGGTTAGCCGCCTTAGAGCCTTTTTTAAGTTTACTGGGTTTGGTAGTTACCGCAGTCTTGAGCTTACTGCCGGGATTAGCTTTCCGATAGCTTGCAACGCCTTTAGCATTGAGGCCACCGGACTCGCTTTTACCCTCTTTGCGGGTCCACGCAGGAGACTTCTTAACGGAGCCGCCTGATTTGTAATAGCACCGCATAGCGCACCTCTAGCTATAAAATACTGTCATGGCGCTGATGTTGGTCATCGCCGTGATAAGCACGTCATCCTTACACCGCAGACCCCAATCAGGGATGTTAACGGAGTGAGAATCTGAAGCTAGAAAGTCAAGATCAAGGACAGTCCTGCCGCCGCTACCATCTGTAATAGTAAGACGCCCTGCGCCACCTGCTGTAGTCAGCACCTGAACCTGCCGGATGCGGGCTGGACCTACACCTAACGACGCTGCCGTTGTGACTCGTTTTGACTGTACGTCTGAATTAGACATTCGCTATCCCTTCTTTTTTGAAGGACGGCCACGTTTCTTAGCAGGTTTATCTTCCCACGCCTCATTTACATCAGGTGTAGAAGGGTTGTCTGCTTTAAGTGTACCGTTCTCATTACGAGCACGAACTTTCTCGACGCCAATGCCCCGAGCTGCAAGTTCTTCTTTAGAAGCTGGTTTGAATCTACTCATAACCTAGCTCCTTATGCTGCTGCGATTGTGGCACCTGTGTCAGAACGCTTCCAGTTTGTTCCGTCAGAGAAAGCCAAAATTGCGGAGCCTGCGGCACCGTTTGAAACGTACACGATAGTACCTGCCCCAGCATCAGAGGCTGAAGGTGCGTTTGCTACTGTGTAAGTTGGAACAATAATATCACCAACAAAGCCGTTGGTAGAGGTCACTGGACCTGAAAAGGTAGTATTCGCCATGAATATGTCCTCACATGCGAGTTAAGTGAATCTGTCTGCATGTCGTCAGTCGGGCCTGTCAGATTCACGGGATAGTCCCGATAATTAACAATCTACCACCGTATAACGTGATATGTCAACAATAAGAAAAGGGGCCACCGAAGCAGCCCCCTCTTTTAACGTGTCACCTAGCTTATGCGCCGGGGGAACCGTAGATACCCAGTGGGTCAGAAACACCAAACGAGTAACGCTCACGAGCTTTGTAGCGGCTGTTGCCAGTATCAAAGTCAGCGTCCATCGAAGTAGCCATTGGGCTACGTGTGAAGTGCTTCAGGCCGTTTGGAACATCAGTCATCAAGAACCATGCGTTGGTGTCTGTCAGGTAGTGGTTGACAGTGTAACCTTCAGGGATTGACCCGTTGTTACGCAGTGCGTTGATGTCGTTGTCTGCTGTGCCTACACGACCCTCGGTATCCAACAAACGTGTTGCAACGAATTGCAGTGCTGGTGGGATAACCAATTTGCGTGGTTTAGCAGCGATCAACAAGCTACGCTCGTCAGTCCAACCTGCAATCTGAATAACAGCCGCTTCCAAGGAAGTTTCGTTAAGGTCAGCCGCAACTGTTGGACGGTTCGAGTTTGATCCACCAGAAACAAGTGGGTGCGCTGTTGAACACAACGAAACACCGTCACCGTATGTGGTGCCAGCGGCAAACGCATTGTTCAAGATAGACGCAGCTTTAACTTGCTTGGTGTACGCCATCGCACGAGCAAGTGCTTTAGTATAACGAGACGACAAGGAGTCATACAAGTTATCCTCAATAGCTTCCTCAGTGATTGAGAAACCCATTGCCACTGTTTCGTGTGTGTAGCGAGCGGACCATGCTTCTTGCGCATTGTCGTACTCGATTGCAGAGCCTTCGTCTTTGACTGGGGCTGCTGAGAAACCGGATAATTTGGTTTCTTCCTCAAACGAACGATCTGAGGACTCTGTTTCAAAAATTTCGGCGTGTTCTTCACCGTATTTTGCGTATTCCATTCCGAACAATGCGTTCAGGCCGGGGAGCAGCTCTTTAAGTAGCTGGGCGCGTGAAATAGCCATGATTTATTCTCCTTATACGCCAGTTGCGTTCTGATACTGGTGCATTCCCCAGTTGAACTTAACAACCAGCTCGACATACGTGTCTGCAGCGGTTGCTGTCTCGGCCACTACGTCGATGACGCGGATTGGCAGAGTGTTCGTGGTGGCTGCTGAAGTCGAAAGTACAGCGACCTTCGAGTTCCCAGTTGCGGTGGAACCTGCGTTCTGAACGAGTGCCACGTTGTTACCTACAACAGTGCGACCTACGCCAGCGATTACGGTTGTGCCAGACACAACAGCAACTTTATAAAGCTGGTCAGGATCGTCTGCTACATAAGCAACGATGTCATTCGCTGCAGTGTTTGCAGGGAAGTATTGGCTATACAATTCATAACCCAAGTTAGGGTCAGTGTATTTGCAGCCCAAGAATACACCGACTGGTGTAGCTGTAGCTGTGCCTTCATCTTTTTCAAGTGTGCCATCGGCAATTAACTTCACAAGGTCTCCGTTAAGAAGGTTTGTGTCGTAGCCTGAAGCAATAGGGATTTGACGAGTTGCCCCGGCAAAGACCTGTCCGCCGACCAAATTGATCGGTTTCAGCCCATAGGGGGCGTCAACGGTAGGATAAGCCATTTTAAGCTCCTAAGATTAAGTTCCTTTACCGAAAGTGACCTTCGTTTTCCGTTCATTGAACAGGGGCATACGAGGATCATTTTCTCTCATAAGGTTGTTATCAACGGAGTGCATCTGAGACTTTGCTTGAGACGAATAATATTCGTTCCGCTCTTCAACCAACTCCTTTGGAGCCTTACAGAGCATCAAACCACCGATAACTACGTTGTCTTTGAAGCGTTCTTGCTCAATGGCAACCATAGTAATTTCTGGATGATCTGTTGCCTTTACAGGCTCCCAACCTTCTCTAAGTTTTGAAGAAACATTGGTGGCGTCTACTTGACCCTGCGTGCTGACGCGGACCCAGTGATAGTCGTACCCAGCCTCGGGCGTCGGAGATGGAAGCACCTCTGGACGAGTCCAAGACTTTTTGCGAACTGTACGTTCACGAGTTTCAAGTTCACGATTAATGCGATTCTCAGCCATTTTGTTTCCTCATATCTATTGCAACCTGTTTGGCGTATTGTTCGGGTGTCAACCCTAACCGTTTGGCAATCTGGACCTGTGTACGTGTTAACGTCACTTTCTTGGGCGCTGTGCTCCGCGTTGCGGGGGCAACCACTTGGGCCTTTTTACGCTTCGGTTCGGTATCCTCGAAGTTATCGGGGAAGACCTGACGCATACGAGAGTCAATCGTCTCGTAGTATTCATCACTTTGTGGGCTTACGCCCTGTTTGACAAGTTTGTTGTGCAACCCCAGCGCCAAACTTGTCATTTCATCGTCGCTGCCAAACCATGAATTAGTCTTTTGCCAATTCGCGGCCCGTTCATCGACTTGTACTGCCGGGGCGGTCTGTTCTACCTGCGTTTGTACAGAGGTTTGTGTCTCCTGTAAAGCGGGTAATTTGAAGTTTGCTAACCTATCGGACTTAATCTTAGCATTGGTTAGCTTTTCTTGTGCTTCTAGGACAGCGTCTGAATCACCAGATTCGTACGCTTCTTTGTACGCACGCTTGGCTCCCTCAGTCTCAATCGCGGCATTTCTCTTAGCCTGCTCAAGTAACGCTGTCTGGTTTTTGTTGACGTTGCCCTTTAGCTTTTTGTTTTCTTCCATAAGCTGCTGAGTAACGCGTTCAAGTTCTTGACGCTCTCGGAGAGCTTCTTCTTTAGCTCTACGCTCATCATGGTAGCCCTTACTGAAGTGCTGAATACGCTTACGAACTTTGTCCGAGTAGTCTTCCAACTCTTCGTCAGTGACATCAGTGGGCGGCTCTGACGCTTTACGACCACGGTCAGCTTTCGGCGTATCATCAACAACTTCAACTTCAAAGTCGTCATCGCCAGTATCCACTTCACCTTCAGGTTCAGGAGTGTCATCTGCTCGAAAATCATCCGCGGTCTTCTTGCCGGAGATGTCGATCTCCACCGCGCTAGACTCTTCGATAGCCATTTTGTTGTCATCTTCATCATCGGGAAACTCAAACTCTACTTTTTGAAATGCCATATCTATGCCCTCTGAATACCTGTTGGATCAGCCACCACGGCCTCAACGGAGTCATCATTCATCAGACGATACTCGATCCCACCAATCGTAAAGCGCGTCCCTGAGTTCATACGGAACATCACGAAATCACCTTCCTTGCACCAAGGGCCGTCTGGAAAGCGGTCCTTATCTGCGTACGCGCCATCGCCCATATCAACAACAAGCCCAATAATAGACATGATATGATCTTGGTTCTTGGCCGTTTCGGTTTTCAGTATAGACGACCCGTCAAACGTCTCTTTGGGCTGCGGCAGTGCCACGAGCACACGGTATCCTACGGGTTTTGGTAGTTGTAGTTCTAGTTCAGCATCGCTGATTTTAACTGTTTCTTCAGTCATCATCGTTTTCCATATAGTTTCGCGCAAGGTCTTCAACATACGATTTGCTGGCTTCGAGACCCCGAATTAAGCCAACAACCTCCCTATAGTTCGCGTAATCTTTAGGCGACCCCGCGGATAGGAAACTCTGTGCGGACGAGATGTCCTCGTCGATTTTATTTTTCAGCACGTCAAAGACGGTTTTAGCCATGGTGTGTTATGACTCCTTCTTAGGTGTTTGGTTCTGTGCGTTCTGCATCATGCGAGCCAGCTCAAGGTCAACCTTGTTCTCCTCTACACGTTTAGCGGTCATGTCTCGTACACCTTGACGCTTGGCGTCAATCGCTAACTCAGCCTTATCCACGTTGATCTGTTCTGATGCTATCTTAGCGTCAATCATCATTTTCTGGGCTTTGAGTTGTACTTCTGCTTGCTTGATCTGCGCGTCAGCCTGATCGTTTGCGGCTTTACGCTGCTGTTCTGCTTGCTTGATCTGCAGCTCGGCCTGTTTCATCTGGATGATCGGGTCTTGCTGCTGCTGTTGAGCCTTCTGCTGCGCTGCCTGCTGCTGGTTTGCCTGCGTAAGTTGCTTGCCTGCGTCTGCGACCAGACGTGACAGTTGTACTTCCATATCCTCGTCCATCTCCTCGTTCGGAGCGGGTAGTGGTACACCCAACTTCTCTTCGATCTTCGTGCGATACGCAAACCCAAGGTGTTCGGCAATATGAGCCTGTAGTGAGGCCATGATCTGTTTTGCCTGCGGGTTCTGACCAATCATCTGCATCATCATCGGGTCTTGCATGAACGATGTATGTGTAGCGATATGCGCTTCGTGGTCTTGGTAGATAAACGCTTTCATCGGTTTGCCGACCAGCGCGTCCATGTTCTCGCTGATTGGGTCTGTAGGCTTCGCATCGTCCTTCGTAGGCACGAGCTTGTCCGCGTTCTTCACCCCCAGCACCTCGATCATCTGACGATGTAACTGTGGTAGGTCATAAATCTGTGGAGCCTGCGCTGACATCTGCAGGACTGTTTGGTACTGGACCACCCGCTGTGCCATCGTAGAGTTGTTAGGGTCGCTCACAGGGATCACATCGACCATCATATAGTCAGCACGCTTGGCGCTCACTTCGCCTCTGTGTGGGACGTACGCGTACTCTGCGGGGGCATACTCCGCCATGATAGCCTTGAGGAGCTTGAACTCCTGCTTCATAGCGTAGTGCACACGTGCTTGCACCGCGGCCATAGGTTTGAGTGTGCGTTCCAGCAGTGCCAGTGTTGTGCCCACAGGAGCGTTGGCGGACATGTCAGAGATGTCCATATCACTAATAGCACCCAATCTGCGACCTTCAGACGTAATCTGGTTCAATAGGGCTAGGAGCGTCTGTGAAGGCTCCTTATAGGGCAAAGGCATGATATTGTCACGGATAGACCCTGACGGTACATCTACGTCCTTAAACTCGCCCGGGTTGATCGGTGAGTCGTCCCCCTTGATACGTAGTCCACGGGACTTTAGCCCACCCGGGAGGTTGGAGAGCGTACCAGCATCAACGAGCTGACGTATCAAGGAAGTCCCAGCACGGGCATACCCACCGATAATGTGGATCAATCCGAGGCCATAGAACCCGAATCCCGGCACGTATACATAGTGGACGAAGTGCTGGCGTTTCAAAGTGAGAGGATCACCTTCTTCGTAGTTCCTACGGATAGCCAGCACTTCGCCACTTCCACGCTCAATGGTAACAACATACGGGCGAGCAATCCCGTCATCGTCATCAACACCTTCAATCAAGAGGTCAGCGTGTATTTCATAGATAGCGTATCGTTCGTCATTTGTTAAGGAATAGCCACCATCTTCGGCTTTTTTCTCTTCAATATCAGTATGATACGGCTCTGGCTCGCCAAGGTCTATATCCCTATAGAACCCTGCGGCTTGGAGCTTCTTCAATTCGTTCTTTGTCTTACGCATTACGTGCGTTACACGCTCTGCAGCCTCAATATTTGATGCGCCGTAGGGCACAATCACGTCTTCTGCGGAGATATAAATAGACGCTTGACGACCTAAATTAGGGTCAAAATACACCTTTTTGAACGCCGATCCAGCCAATCCAAGGCTATATAGCATCCGTTCGTGCTCTGGACGATACTCAATCATATTCTCAGTGAGTTCGTAGTTCATGTCGGCCCTTACACGGCCCGCGGCTTCCTCTTTTTCCTTGGTTTCTTCGCCAAGAATCTTTGTTTTTACTGGCCCTGCGGCAGGGAACGTCTCAGTCATAGCCTCTGCTTGGAACCGGATGGCGGCTTCTGCTAGAATTGTAGAATTAACTCCACACGCGCCTTCCCATGGGTCCATACGTTCTTCATACTTGAAGCCCAACACGTCCAGACCTGTAACAAACGTATCCGCCCAGTCTTTACGACCTTCAATGTCGGTCTCAACTTGACCCACAAGTTCACCAGATAATTCATTTAAGTGTGATTCATCAAGGACTTCAGCCAAGTTCATACCAAATTCGGTAAAATCCATCTCGTCACCGGGGATTATGGTGATCTCCATGCTACCGTCATCTAGTGTGACCGACTCTGGATCGACGATTTCAATCTCTAGGTCAGAGACATCCATCTCTTCCACGCCGTCCAAACCACCTTCGAGGTCATCCTCAAAGCCTTGTGGTGCTGCGTATAATCCTTTTTCAATAGCCATAGCTAAATCCCCTAATAATACCCGCCTCGACGCTGTTTAAAGAACCGTTCTTCTTCAGGCTCATCGGTAGGCAAACGAATGAACCCTCCCTGCCGAAAGCGCATAAGGGCCATCACCGTGGAGTCTACGAGGTCATCATTACTCATAAATGGGAATCCTGCAATCTCTTCGACAACTTCTTCAGCCCACCGTGTCTGCGGCACCCACACAATTTCGGACGCAATTATGTCCGCTACAGAGTTGAGACGTGCCGTTTTGTCTCCCGACCCCCTGTGAGGGGTATACTCCGATACTGGCAAGCCCATACGCCGCATCTCTTGATACAGGGCTACACCAGAGCTTTTCTTCTCCACAATGAACGAATCTGGTTCCCAATCTTGGTATTCTTCCATTGCAAGCTGTTTAAGCTCTGGGAACTCCATACGCTGTTTGATACTATTTAACAATATAATATTGTACGCGTTGGTCTCTTCGTTCAAGAATACACCCCATGTGGTAAGGGCTGTATAGTCTGCACGGTTATGTCTCTCGGCTGCGGCGTCAAGCGACATGATAATGTACTCACAGGACGGAGGCTGCTCGTGCATCCACGTTTGCCACCACTCTCGTTTTACAATAGCGGCTTCTTCTGCGGTGGGTTTCTGCTGATACTGCGCGTTCCACTGGAACGTAGGCATCGACGCCTTGGTGCGTAGCAGCGCCTCTAAATCGAAGAACTCAGGCCACAAGGGCTTCTGAACTTCTTTCTTCGTCTTCTTGTTTAACACTTCTAGTATGGCTGGGAACTCAACCACCTCGTACTGATCGGAGCGTTCATTCTGTGTCATGTCACGTACAACACGGCCTGTCAGGTCATCCATGTGCCACCGTGTCTGTATGATCGCTACACGGCCTCCCGGCATCAAACGGGTACGAGCACCGAAGGTGAACCACTCATATGCCTTCTCAAAGACCTCAAAGTTGCCGTTGATAACATCTTGCTCTGAGTGTGGATCATCCACAAGTAACAAATCAGCACCACGGCCTGCAAGCGCAGAGCCAATACCGCACGCATAGTATTCTCCCCCTACATTCGTGTTCCACCGTCCTGCTGACTTACTATCAGATGCAAGCTGCACGGTGGGGAATATCGACCGATACTCCTCAGTAGCAATTAAGTTACGGACTTTACGCCCAAAATCTACAGCAAGATCAGTAGTATGCGAGACCATCATAACCTTTTTGTTTGGGTTTCGCCCTAAGAACCACGCCGGATAGAAGATAGAAACAAGCTGTGATTTGCCATGACGCGGTGGAATGTTCACACAAACACGGTCTTTGTCACCACGCTCAATGCCCATCAACATGTTTGCCAGTATGCGGTGGTGCTTTCCTACGATAAAGTCCGGCATCATCAGCTTGCAGAACTCGATCAGGTCGTCAAAAGCTCGTTTATTGGTGCTTCTCGTGTGCAGCTCATCGACCATACGGTCAATTTCGGCCACTTCCTCAATGCTAAACGCGTCTAGGTTCGCCAACATGACCTCAATATCGGCCTCGTTGAAATCCAAGCCCTCAGTCATCGTCAAACCCAAACTCTTCGTCGGTATCTAAGTCTTCAACAGGGATAATGGTGGCATCTTCTATCTCTGGTTGTGGGTTTACCAGCTTTGCGAGCTTACTACGCAGTTTTTCTTTGAGATCGTCGGTAGTTTGGTGCGTGATTGTCACCTCAGACTTCTCTGTAAACAAGCCTACGTCTGAAATCTTACCCAGAAGCTCAAGCGCACGCATACGCACGCGAGGATCAGGGTTTTCGGACTCAATCACGAGCTTATTAGTCACCAAATTACGCAGTTGTTTGGAAGATTCGACCACAGAATGGTTAAATTCGTCTATGATGTTGCTTGTTAACCGCACAGATGCAGGTGTTAACGCCGCGGCGCGTTTGTTGGTAACTTTTTGGGATGTTTTGTCTGGTGCACTGGCATACGCAGTAGCCAAAGTAGCGGCGATTTCCTTATCCGACTCATCTGGTTCGAGGTTTGCGCCGTGTTCCTCTAACTTATCCACGGTTTTACCCAACGCAGCCGCGCGTTCCGGTAGAGGTATGCTCTTAACCTCGTCTTCTAGGGGTATCCCTAGTTCTGGAGTGGCACTCATTGTCATAATACGTCGCAGGTTGGTAACCGATAACGTAATAATAGGGTACAAAAAATTTTTT